GGATTAATGTTACTCCTGTATTCACCAGTCATCGATCCGAACCCTCGCCTTTAATTGTGCCTTCTTCTTTACGGCGAGTTAGCTTTTCTATATTGACTTCCATGATTTCGGAAAATGGAATACGGAATTCATCCGACAACCTAGCAACATACCAGATAACGTCGCCAAGTTCCTTGAGCAGGTCCAGTACCTTTTCATCAGTCCAGATGCCATCGTTATCGCGGATTACTTTTTTAATAAGACCTTGGACCTCACCTACCTCGGAACCCAAACCAAGAGCGCAGTAGTTGACTGCCTGCCTTTCCGGGTACGCAGCTGTGGTACGTGTCCATTTTTGATATTCGTCAAACTGTGTGTGTGATGTATTACTCAAGACGCAATTCTCCTTAGTTTAAATGCATTACTTAAAAACGTGTTAATGCTTTTATGATTTCGTTATTTTCAGTTGTGTGAGAAACCGAAAAACCAAGGAAACACTTTAGGAGGGTATTAGGATCTATTCCTCCCACACCCCCGCCCTCCTTGGGAAGATCTGAATATGCCACGTTGTCAAGTGTAGCGCAACCACCCCAAAAGTATATTTTAGTTTAAAAAACTACAATTTGTACATTTTATCCTACTACTGTGATAAATATGTCACGCTTTCGGGGCGACTGTAAGAGCGTTGGACCCGGATGCAAAATAAAAACGAGGTAGCGCCACCGATACTTTTTTACGCTTGCGCTACTTTTTTTATGGACAGGGCTGCAGGATTTTGTATGATTGAGTATGACCTTTGATTGTCGGTCTGGGTTATGAAAAGTTGGTAACTAACCCGCGAAGCGCGGATGAAAATGTCCTTTGCCACGCATTGCTGTTGTCGGCACGGGGTTTAAAGGCGGGAGCTAGCGATTGCGGTTCCCGCTTTTTTATTGGGGGATGTATAGGTAACATCTGATATGTTGTGCGGGGTATGCGTATACGATCAGATGGGTAAGGGGGGGGGTGGCCCCCATTTTCTTTTTTCCTGCGGGTTTAGCGCCTTCGCAGGGAGCCAAACCTGCCGCCTAATGCATTGTTTTTGCTGGCTTTTCTTCTGTTTTGTCACCAGCTTTGACAACATCGCCTTCTATAACTATGTGGTCTGGCTGAATGTCGAACCGTTTAAACGCTTCAACCAGTGCTTGTCGTATATCCCCAGCGCTAGCATCTTCTAGGGGCTGGTGGATAGTCTGAACAACCCGTTCTTCATACAGCCCTAGCACCTTGCCGCGCTTCTCCTCTGCGCTCACTGCCGCCTGTAAAGCGCCTTTAGCTTTCGCCATGTCTCGCAGTTCGGCAAGCTGGGCCAAATGTTCTTCCCTTGCGTCGCCTACTTTGTCTGCCCCTAGCAATTCAGCTATGCGTTGTTGTACCCTAGCCCGTTTGTTGATCCGCACTGCGGTGCCGCTTGCCCCAGCTTCACTGTAGCCTGCCGCAATGGCTGACTGCGTACCTGACAAGCCCCTAGCCTTAGCCTGCGCGAATGCTTCCTCTTTAACCGTTAATCCGTGGTCCATATTCCGCTTAGTGCTACCCGCCATGCTACCCCGCTGTAAGTTTTTTTTCACATACTAACACAAGCCCAGCCCTACGGTTGGCGGCTTTTTGTTGCACTAAACTACAAAAAAATACAAAAGGGTGCTTTACACTACAATCAGGAAATGCTACCAATCTATCAAGTTTGATCTTTGAAATCGTAAATAGGTAGACCCCTCGGCTGTTTGACCATTCGGTTAGATGGTGCGGAATAGGCGGTTCTGGAGGTTCACACCCTCCGGCACCCAGTTGTTGCAGGGGCCACGCAACCATGCGTTGCCGCCGCCCTGAATATCATTCCCGCCATGCGACCCGCTCCCTCACTGGGCTGTTACTTCTAGCAGGCTGTCAGGTTCTGGGTTCTACCTATCGTTCTTTGTCATCGTAAATCAGGAATAGTGCAACGCAGGTTCAGGATACCTGCCAGCTACTGAGCGAGCCCCGCTATTCCGCTGTATGCCGCCTGCAGTACAGACACTGCTAGCCGCCCCTGCAGTCCAACCCCAAATCTTATTTGGTGTACTAACTACGCCTTATTATCGAAAGTTGCCTAGGCTGATTTGCTGGGGTCCAAACTCACAATGGAACCTAGGCGTAGTATTGAAGCATTCTCTCTATGCTGGGACAGAAACCCAGCGCCACTAGTCAGACGTTGACTATGTCCCCTGCGTCATCCAAACGCCGCAGGGAATTGATAGACCATGCTAGATACAGCGCTGGTGCTGGCGCTACCTCTTCGACGTTGTCCCCTGACGCACTAGGGCTGGCGCTACCGCCATATGGTAGCAGGCAGGCTGTAACATATCGGCATGGCGATACGAGCAGACGGTGCTGGCGATAAAGGCCAGCGCTGGATGCAGTACCTGTACAGCGGGTACTGCACTAGCGAATACCGAAACACACACAGTAGAATGGAGACTATAATGAGTGCTAGATCAACATACTGCATGGCAGTTAAAACAACATTTTCCGGCAACACTTCAAGAATAACTGCATCAGTTAAAGTGCATCAGTTGGAGTGCAATAAATTCAAGAAGGTTTCACACTGGGACCATGCACTACAGCCCAGCCGAAACCATGAACTAGCCGCACAACATTGCGTCGATGAACTGCGCAAGGTTTTAGCCATGACCGACCAACCCGCTTCCGAAATCGTCGGTTATTCCGAAACACACGACAGCGGCTATACCTTTTTGGTGAGGTTATAAAATGGAGTTTTTCGCCGCAGGGTTTGCATTGTTAGTAATTCAAATCACAATTTTAGTATTTTTCTAGGGAGTTAACCAATGGGATATGACAATACAGCTTACGTAGTTAAAAAGCAGATTTATGGGCGGGATGTTTTCTACCCTGACTGCGAGCCATCCCGCACCTTGTGCCGGATGCTAGGCAGAAAGACCCTGACGCCTGAGTTAATGAAGGAAGCAGGCGGCTTGGGGTTCTACTTCAAGCTAACCCCAGAAGAATTGAAACTATAGCCGAAACGCACTGTTTAAACGGTGCGTCGTATCAGGGTGACTTCCTGATACCTGACGAGGCAGGTCAGTGACAACACAACACACACAGTAGGAGTTTTAGTATGACAAAAATAAAAAGCGTAACTTTTATCCCGAAAAAGCCGAAAGTTAAAACGGTTGCAAATCGCGAGACATATCTCGCATCGGCTACCGATTACCTCAGAGCTTGGTTCAAGAAGGCGGGTTACGAAATCCCCGCCGACGTTCGCGTCACATGCGGTTTCCCTTCCCGCAATGCTTTGCGAGGCGCGAATGGCAAGCGTGCGATTGGCATGTGCTGGTCTCGAACCTGCAGTGAGGCTGGCATAAATGAGATAGCGATATCGCCTTATCTATCCGGCGAAGACGATACGCAGGAAGTTTTGGGAACGCTGGTCCATGAGCTAGTACATGCAGTCGATGACTGCCAAAACGGTCATGGCGCGGTGTTCAAGCAAATCGCAACGGCGGTTGGTCTCACTGGTAAGATGACTAGCACCGAGTCCACCCCGCAGTTAATCGACCACCTGCAGATATTCATAGATAAGCAGGGACCGTTTCCTCACGCTAGTTTGGATGTCAAGAAGACACACAAAAAGCAGTCAACACGCATGGTAAAGGCGGCATGTGTGAACAACGACACCTGCGAACCCGATGCGCGGGGCAATCTCTACACGGTCAGGTTGTCTCGTTCATGGATCGAGCAAGGCGGTGCCCCAGTATGTCCTATCTGCAATCACTCGATGGTAGCAGACGTATGACTACGGTGGAGCATGTGACTATCAGCGGCGATTACAATGCTGGTAGTGACAACGCATTCCAAACAGTCTCAGAATTCTGGGACTGTGAATGCGGCACCGACTACCAACACCGCAGGGTAGATCAAACAACCTGCGGTAGGTGCAACACAAATGAAAATGAGCAACCTGACAGTCGTTTAAACGAGCTTGTCTATCACAATCCGACTATTGAATTTGAGCCGAAACGCATCGTTTAAACGGTGCGTCGTGCAACGGTGATGCGTTGCACCTGACGAGGCAGTCAGTCACACAACTCCACACACAGTAAGGACAGTACATGAATAAACTAACATTCGTTTTTGAGTTCATCGGCATATCGCTGATGTTTGTTTTAATTATTTACGGGTTGCCACTATATGCGCTAGCATTTGGCATCACTGAGTAACACACAAGGAGAATGGAATGACTGAAGTAAACTTCGATCAAATGACACCCGAAGAGTTTTATGCAATCGAGGAATTAGATTTGCTGAAACAAGTGGGGTTCTCGTATGAGAGTTTGCATAATGGCTACCCTGACGGTGACATAATGGTAAGTGACCTAGTGGAGCGTGGCTTCGAAGTTCTCGAATATGTAGAAGACTATGAAGGTGATATCGATGACGAGCTTCGCGATTTGAATTCAGGTCTAACCGTCGTCAGGATCGGCGGCTTTCCCCGTGTCGTTGCTATGCAGAACAGCGACATGCAGGATCTAATCCACGCACAGGTACTAGCTGAAGGAGGATACAAGGAATGACTAGGAAGTATAAATGGGTGATCGATAAAGATCACCTCGACATGGGTGACGCAGGCACCGAAGGCCCAAGCAATGCCGCAACGACAACTGAAAACGAGGCACGCTTTCGGATGTATGATGACGATGAAACCCTCTACTATTCGGGGCGTATCTGGGGTGACTATGACGGCTTCGAACCGCTCGATGATTTCGGCACTGCAAATGCGGGTGCCGTTGCTATCCAATATAAAAACAACCAAGGTCAGTGGGAGTATCTGTAATGGAAACAATAACCTTGATTGAGCCAACGTGGCAGGGTCATTTGAATGCGCTGTTGTTGATTGTACAACACGCCGAGACAGAGGAAGCAAGAAACGAAGCCATCAAAGAGTTTCGTAAGATGGCAATCTGTGCCGATAAATACCTTGCACTGATGAAAGATGATGCAGCTGCAGCCGATGATGATGGAGACTATGATCACGGCAGGGAAATGCAGGATGAGCCGCATCAATATGAATCAGATCACAGTGTTCGCTCATATATATATGGCGACGGCAAACAACAGTGAGGAGATGTTATGACTGAGCAAGTTGAGTTTGGAATTACCCTTCGTAAAACTGACTACGTAAAAATGCAGGTTGATGACTTTACCTTAAATCTAGAAAACCTGCATCCAGCAGAACTAAGGGATAGATACAAGCAGTTCATCGGTGACTTTCTTCTTGGTAAAATTACAAAGTCTACGTTAGTTGATGTCGATGTCTTAGAAACTTTTTGCGGAGACCTCAACCACCGTGGTGTATTAGATGAAGGAACCGAAGACGACTACAAACCTGATCTGGATGCAGTGAAAGGCGGTAAATATTTTATAGAGGTTTCCGAGCAGTTGTCGGAACGTCTTGGATTAGAACTACACCTTTAAAACCGAAACGTGCTGTTTAAACGGCACGTCATACGATGGTGATGCATCGTATCTGATGAGGTAGTCAGTATTCACAGTGGCAGGCACGCCACATTTTTTCACCCACACACAGGAGTTACCAATGACAGTCCAACTTATCGAGTGCGCGTCTTCGGATGCCGCAACCCGCTATGTATTCACCGACCCCGATGACAAGTACGGAACATACGAGTTCAAGGATGTACCCAAACGTGCTGGTTTCAGATGGGACCGTTTAAACAGTGTCTGGTACACCGAGGACATCAACCGAGCGGCACGCCTGCTAACCTACTGCAAGTGCGACAGCCTCAAGAAAAAACTTACGGGCATCTTTGACGAAGAGCAAAAGATGTACACCGCATCACAGGCTTCCGATACTGACTACGAGGTCCCGATGCCTGCCGACATCACCCTCTACCCATATCAGCGTGCGGGTATCGAGTACGCCGTGAAGGCGGGCTCTGCCCTGATCGCTGATGAAATGGGGCTGGGCAAGACAGTGCAGGCAATTGGCTACTGCAACATTACCAAGCCGTCACGGGTTCTCTTGATTGTCCCAGCATCACTGCGCATCAACTGGTATCGTGAGTGGTTGCGGTTCACTACCCTCGACCTCACCGTTGGCATCGTCGCTGGCGGCAAGCCGGAGAACTGGGTAGACACCGACGTAGTCATCGTCAACTACGACGTGATCAAGAAACAGCGAGACCAGATCGACCAGACGCACTGGGATGTTGTGATCTGCGACGAGGCACACAAGCTCAAGAACCCTACCGCTGGCGTAACACTGGCTACACTGGGTGCCGTTAAGAATACCAAGGCATCGTCAGGCGGTATCACTGCAGACAACTGGTTGTTTCTCACAGGGACACCGATACTCAACAGACCTATCGAACTGTTTCCGTTGATCAACCGTATCGCACCTGACGTGTTCAACAACTACTATCAGTACGGCAACAGGTTTTGTGGTGCCAAGCGCACATCGTTCGGCACCGATTACAGTGGTGCCAGTAACTTGGAGTTACTCAACACAACCCTGCGGAGCAACGGCATGGTGCGTCGTGTGAAAGCTGACGTGCTTACCGAGCTACCACCCAAGGTCAAGCAGGTTATTCCACTGGCACCCAATGGTGCGACCGCCGACATCAAGCGTGAACAGGAAGTGTTTAAACGCGCTCAAGCACAGCTGGATGATGCGCTTATCAGCAAGGAATTATCCAAGGCATCTGAGGATCCTGCAGTCTGGCAACAATCACTCGCCAACCTTAACCGTGCCAAGGGTATTATGTTCAGTGAGATATCTGCCGCACGCCTTGATGTAGCCAAGCATAAGATCAAGCCCGTCGTCGAGCATGTGCTGGCGACCAGCGGTAAGATCGCAGTCATGTGCTACCACCGTGTCGTTGTGGATTCCGTGATGGCTGAACTCAAAGTCAAGGGCATCAAGGCAGTCAAGCTGACAGGTGGTTGTTCTGCAGAAGCGAGACAGCAGGCTATCGACAGCTTCCAGAATGACCCTGAGACTATGGTCTTTGTCGGCACAATCAAGACAGCTGTTGGCTACACCATCACTGCCTGTTCACATGTGCTGTTTGCCGAGCTTGACTATGTCCCTGCGAACATCGCACAGGCTGAAGACAGGTGTCACCGCATCGGACAGCAGTCGAGTGTACTAGTGCAGGCACTTGTCTTCGACGGCTCACTTGATGGCAACATGGCTAAGACGTTGCTCGACAAAGCCAGCGTGATCAAGTCTGCACTCGACGACGATGAGGCAGACAGCATTGCGTTGATCGATGAGCCGATCACTGCCAGCGTTTCACGCAAGAAAGTTATCAGTGAAGCTGAGAAGATCACTGATGAGCAGGTCACTGCCATACAGCAGGGACTGCGTATGCTTGTCAGTAGTGACAGCGACAGAGCCAGCGTCATCAACGGCGTAGGCTTCAACAAATTTGACGGTAAGATTGGGCACAGTCTTGCGTCATTTACCACCCTCACCCCACGTCAGGCGGTGCTGGGCAAAACGCTTGTGATCAAGTACCGCAAGCAACTACCCGAAGACTTAGTTGAAACAGCGAGGGGTGTTTAAACGCACCCTTCCCCACACACAGGAGAATGACGATGCCTAACTACAAAGTCTATGTCACTGAACGCACTGTGTTGCACATCGAGGCTGACGACCGCGAACAGGCAAAAGATATGGCAACCGAAGACTACATCTGGGGTCCAGACCAACTGTCCCCCGACTACTACGATGCGTGGCTCGATGTTGAGGAAGATGATTTCTTTCCGCACAGGAAGAAGAAGGAGGACAATGATGACTAAAGAAATCATTTCCTACTCCGCTCTGACCATCGGCAAAAAACATGGGGCAACTCACTGGGGTCAGGCAAAGGAAACTCTGTGTGAGTTGCGTAACCACATACGCAGATACAATCGCAGAGAGTGTGACATATTAATTTATGCACACTACTGCAGTGAGTCCGGCATCCCAAGCGAGTGCGTCGAGCAACACTGGAATGTAAAACCCAATCAAGATTTCACCAACCACACACAGGAGAATGATGATGAACATAGAAACAATTAAAAAGGCACTGGGCAAAAAGCGATTAGCCAAAATTGAGCATGTTAATTTTTGGCATTCTGATTGTCTCAGAGAGAGGGTTGAACTCATAATGAAAGCTCCATTTATAGATCACAGCGCGGAGACAGTGGTTGATGAGGAGCGAGAACCCAACTTAACTCAAAAAGAATGGCTCGACACCATTAAATGGAGAGTAGATTTTATGGTGTTTGACCCCGAAGGTTGGAACGCTTGCGGGTCTACCTTGCCATATAACAACTCAGACGTTAGCGAGGTGACTGACAATGGATGAATTCATTAGAGGTCAGCAGGCGGCACGCGCCGATATCTGTGAAGACAACACGGCAACCAACATGCTTACGCTGTTGCGTTATGTCACCAACCCCACGACAAACTTCGGCAAGGGCTACCGCCAGTTCTTGCTGGCGTGGTCTGACAATGGTAACTATTTACGTGACGACAAGGCGGCTTAACCACAACCACCACGCCGAAACATGCTGCGTTTAAACGCAGTATGTCACACGATAGTGATGTATCGTGTCTGACGAGGCAGTCAGCAACACACAGTAAGGAGAAACATAATGGATTATTACATGCGGAAAGCAAAAGAGGATGAGTTGCAGAAACTTGATAAAGTGTTGTCTTTAATCGACGGCATTCCAAACGGAGCGGAGCATGTGTTAGCAACTACTTCGAAACTACTATTTAGTATTGCTGGAGATGCACAAGACATGGGTCAAAATGATGTGGCCCGTGCTATTTTTCAGTCTATGGAATATGTAGATGACACGATAGAGGATTTACAAGAGTTTGTTGAGAACGAAAGATACAAGGCTGACTACTGGGGTGACAAAGCATCCCAGTAACCACAACACACACTGTTTAAACGGCGGGGCATGTCCCCGCTTTTTTTATAACCACACACAGGAGTTAGTAATGAAATATATTTTGATTGTCTTCGCGTCGATAAAGACAGGAGAGCTACACTACCAGCATGGTGAATGGTTTAGTTCGCCAATGGAATGTATTGCTTATGTAAACAATGTATATAAACATATTGATCACAAGTTTTTTAATGACAAAAATATAGGACTGAAATCTCGCGACGTTGTATGCGTAGCGGTGGACACAAGGAGGGTATTGAAATGAGCATCGTAGGATCAAAACCCATAGACATTGATGAGCCAAACCGTTTGGCTGAAAAGTTAATGGTTGAACGGTACTCTTTTAATCCAGACGATTGTCCTTGGGAGCGTGCGTATTGGTCATCATATCAACCGAATGAGGCAACGGATTATAAGGATCATCATGTGCCAGATCTAGTGAGGGAATATCGTTTCTCATGGCTTGCTGGGTGTGCGCAGGGTCTCCTCTATGCGCGGAAAAGTAAACTGATGACAATGCGAGAGGTAACACCAGCCAGCATGTGGGGTGTTGTCGCCGCCGCAATTTTGGAGGGAACTTTTGCGTGTATATTTACAAGTGACAAAAATTATCTATGGACTCAATCACACCTGACAGGAGATCGACTGGGGATAACACACAAAGGTCTGCCCGATTGTACACCCCGCAACATTGCCAAGCAATTACAGGCGAACACCGATAGATCTGTGGTTGAACGCTTGTATAATCGTGAGAAGTTGACCAACAATTATCACTCTCCATACGTTTACTACGTCAGGTTATCTGGAAGAAAAACTTTTATTAGAGATGAGATTGTCAAGCAGGCTGTGTATGTAGCTCGTAACATCCGCAAAGATACCTTGCTTGCCAAGCCTTTGTCTCGCCAGTGGTATGACATATTTGGACATACGAGTGAACTGATTAACTACTTCTTAGACATGGGTAAAGGATCCCTAATTATGCCTCAACACACAACGAGGATCAGAGCCTCAATGTAGGTTATGAATAACTTTCACCATTGATGAACAGAAAACACTATACCCAATTTAAAAAATGGTGTGATAGTATCACACCGTTGGGTATGCGCTTTAAAACTCCACACACAGTAGACCCTTCGGTATTTTTTAAATATAAGAAGGGAAATGTAATGCGTTTAAACACTTTTATTATCACACATCACGTCGGGGAGTTAGAGGACTTTGACTTCTATGATGGCATGGAGCGTGACTGCTCCCGTGTCGCACGGCACATCGGTACGTACTCGACTTCAGTTGACAAAGTTTACTCAGTTTGGCGGTGTGAATGTGAACTAGATTTTTTTAGGGACTGGCTGTCGAAGAACCACAAGCGAAGAACGTCGCTTAACTTAAAGTATGATGTGCATCAAGCAGAACAGGCACTCGTTAAAAAGCCAGCCGCTTTAACTGAAGGTTATTTACCAGTCGAACATATACAACATGACCTGCAGTCTACTAATCGCATCTGGTCTGTTGTCGATGAATACCCAGATGTCTCAATTATATTTAACAATCTACAAGTTTACTTTGCCTACGATGAAACGAAAAAACTTATCGACGCACTGCAGAAATTGGTATCAGCCAGAGAAACTGGCGAACTTACTGAAGATACAGCGTATAGTTATAAACCATACGATCCATATAGGCCTGCCACCTAGAAGAGACAGCCGTCGTTCTCATCTCCTACGGGAGCGGCGGCTGTTTTCCACCACTGTTTAAACACCTCGCCATTCTTTGCTTCATAGCACTGCATACACACTTGCTTTTTGTTGGCGAGTATAAGGTATTCAATACCGACCTCGCTTTTTTCTAGGGATTTTTCACAGATCACACATGAAAAAGGTGACGAAGTATGCATCCCTCGTCACCTTACATCACTGAAAGTTCCGAAGCAGGCACGCTCCAAAACCCCACACACAGTAATGCTTGCCTTATACATCACATGGCACCTGATAGCAACCCGTTGCCATAGAGTAGCGCAGGTCACAACTTGCCGGACTACCCGTAGTTTTGAACCGCACCTTACGAAAGTGAACCTCGACATCAGCTGGGCTAACCGTTGGATTGCGGTGTATACATGTCAGCACGTCTGCCTTGGTAAAGAAATGCACGGATCCGAGGATATCCATTCCCGTTGGCGCTGGCACAGAACCATCTGCTGACCGCAACATCTTTGATGGGTGGGCAACCAGCCAAACATGGACACCATGTCTTTGTGCAAAGTTCCTCAGTTTACTCAGGGTCTCGCTAACATATTCCGTTTCAGTCTGCCCCTGCCTTGATTGCAGGACATAGTTCCACGGGTCAATTGTCAGTGTCTTGATGCCGAATCGTAATACGGCTGCGCGTGCGTGCCTCAAGATTGCATCGACTGTTGGCGGCGTATCATCAGACAACCTGATAAACGTCACATGCTTGTCTATAAAATCGACAGCTTCGTGTAACTGTTCCTCTGTAATCTTGACGCCTTCATGTCCAACAAAGGATGCACCCGCAAACTTTTCTGACAGGCTTGCAAGGTGTTGATCGGGTGGGTTCTCAAATGAGCATACAGCATGTTTAAACAGTTCAGACTTGCTGGTGTTAATGATCAGCTGGTCTATCCAGTTTGACTTGCCCGATCCCGGTATGCCTGTGACGATTTCGAGTTCTCCCGTCTGGATCGTGTAAAACTTATCGATGTTCTCGTAGCCAGTCGAGACACCCCTCGACCTACCTTCCCTGTATAACTGCAGAACTGCATCCCGATGTTCATCGGCTGACTGCAGTCCCTTCACGGGGTATGCCGTCGCACTGCTGATGAGCAGATCAACTTCATCACTGCTGTATTTAACCAGCACGTCGGATAGATCCTTACACCCGTCAGGGTAGGTGTCGATGTATGAGCAACGGTCACGACCATAAACGTCTGCTAATTTTTCCCGCAAGCTAATGCCTGCCTTGTCACCGTCTGTAGCAATAATAATCGTCGGCGTTGGATCGAAGCGCTCCAGCGTATTAGCAATGAACTCACGCTTAAACGGATCGTCGCCTGCTAGTGCCGCACCGTTGGGCACACTGATGACATTTGCATGACCTGATTCATGGGATGCGTGGGCATCCCCCTCACCTTCCACAATGATGACGGGCCTTGTGAAGTCGATGCTGTCTAAATTGTAGTAGCACTTCCCGCCGCCTTTGGATTGCAGGTATTGACCACCCTCACGCTCTTGTAAAAACTTTGTCTTGGTGTGTTGGAGTTCCCCGTCTAGATAATACGGAAACACAACTGCATTGTTGGATGAACCGATTTTAAAATGTGCAATGGTTTCATCCGATAGCTCACGGCTATACAGATATTGCAGTGCGGGTTCATTAACTTCCGCAGGTGTTTGAACAGCTGGCTTGGTGGGTGCAGATGGTGTCCCTGCTGGACTCAATAGACCCCTGCCGATCAGCGCATACATGACATCCGATTGGTTACAGCCGCCGTGACAATGCCAGACCAGCTTGCCATCACGGTTACCAATTGTGAGTGATGGGTTCTTATCGTTGTGTTTATGGTTGGCTGAAACAGGACAGCTGGTTTTATATTCGCTTTGCCCAACCTGCGTAGCGCGAGGGTTTAAGGCAAAAGCAATTGACTTCGCGTCGTCAGGATTTTGCATAGGCTTCGCGCTTTATTGCGGCAATGGTGGGCCAGTCCCACCGCTGGTGCTTGCTAACCGTGGCAGACCATGCCAGTTTCAGCGCCCGTGCAGTAAAAGGTGTGAGTGCGTCGATGTATGCGTCGCGGATTGCTCTGAGGCGCTCTGCATCCATGTTGCCATCCGGCGCGTTGTATAATGTGATCATTGGATTTACGATTATCTCTACTACTTCCTGCGGAGTTGCCATTTACTTTAACTCCCTCACGATGTCAGCCATCGTTGGGATGGTTGGTGCTTTCTCAAAGTCCTGCCAACGCTCCTGATTTAAAAACGTGACAGCCTGCGCGACGTACTTGCGGTCCCTGACATAGGCATCGCAGTACTGCTTGTATGCGACAGCGCCTTCTATGATTTCTTCTTTGTTGATCCCGCGCTTGACTTGTTTGATGAACGCTTTTTTTGCTGGCGCTTTGGGATTTTGATGCGGGGTTCTTTTGGGGTAGGATTGCCAGAACTTTTCGAAACTCTCACACATTGGGTGCCTCCATTGGTGTTTGCAAATTTAGTTTGTAGCGTTCTCACTACACTAGATTTTTTATAGAGGCTAGTATTTTTTTTAATTATTTGTATGCACTCATCGTATGACCAAGCGACAAAATAATTTACATGAGACTGTTTAAACCACTCCTGCATAGCCAGTTGATTATCGGACAGCCTGCCCTTCGCCGCCTTTACTTCTATAGCTATTGTTTTATTGGCACCGATGAACACATAGTCTGGTGCCCCTGCGGCTAGTCCCATAGCACGCATGATCTTTCCAAGACGCATAGACCGCCTGCCCTCGTTTGGAATATGAAACCAGACACAACGTAAGCGACCAGCTTTTGTCTCGTTCCTGCACCAGTTTGCAAAGTCTATACATATCTGTGATTCAGGTCCGATACCCTTACCTGTCACATGTTGTTGTGTAATCCAGCTTGGTTCTGCGTCAGTCAACTTGTTCGCAGTACTTAAACATGTAGTCGTAAAGATAGGCACCACGTCGGCGTTGAACTAAGATAATTTCTTTATCCTCGTAGCGTTTGTAGAAACTTTTTGCCATGCGTTCAATCGCCGGATCGAACTGCCGATCCCTAAATATATAGCCTGTATAATATGTCGTGTATCCGTTCATCATGCATAAAATATACATTGACACAGATGGCGTGTCGCCTATAC